TTAATATAGACGGTGATTCGATGCGGGGGACGGACGGGGCCAATACGGTTGTCCCCGACGCCGCCGGAACGGCGGCGGCTCTGCATGGTATAACGGACGGCAAGGTGGACACCTTACATAATTTATCGGCGGCCGATGTCAATACCGAAGTTGATACCGCCCTTTCGGATATTCACCTGGATCATTTACTTGCTTCTTCCTATGATCCGGCAAGCAAGCCCGGTGCTGCGGATGCCCTGCTTAACGAGATAGTTGAAAATGATGGCGGGATTTCGCGGTTTACACAAAATGCGCTCGAGCAGTCACCGAGCGGCGGAACAAATCCCAACGTTCTAATCAATACTACAATTGCAGGCATTATTTCACAAACGGAATTTTCATTGACCGCGGGATCCAATGACGATGATGCGTACAAAGACCAGGCAATTGTTCTTTACGATGCTTCGGACAGTGATTATCCGAGCATAAGAAAGGCCACGGCGTATGTCGGAAGTACAAAGACATTGACTATAGATTCGGCGCCGGACTTTACCATTACCGGAGGTGACGGTGTAAACGTATTTGTAACGGCCCCCGGGACAACGGCACCCACAACGGCTGAAATCGTCGCCGCATGGCTCGCGGCTACAGGAGTAACCGAAGGCGGCACGTGGACGCTTGCCAAGCTGCTGAAGGTCAAGGCGGCCCTGGCGGCGGGTAATATTAAAGATAAATCCGGCGTTGCTAATACTTACGAGATTCTGGACCCGGACGACGGCTCGACGGTGGTCGCCGAGGTACTGGCGACCGATACGTCTCCATACTGGCAGTTTACGATTAAGATATGACACTATACGCGAATAATATCGGCGCCTTCGCTACACGCGGCAGGTTTATATCCATCCCGCACCCGGGTACCGAGACGATAAGCGGCGACAACGATTTCGATACGGCGGCGATTGACAATAGAAGTGTCTTTCTCGAAGAGTTCGGGTCCTCGGCGACGTACCGGCCGGGTGTCCTGAACAGGTCGATTACCGTTATTGTCCGCCACGTCGAAGATGCCGGGCAGGCGGTATCCGGCTCTCGGCACCGCAGCCCGGTAGTCAATATCAAGGCGGCGAACGATTCGGCCATCGGGATATCGGCGGACGAGTTCGAGCCGGGCCAGATCATAGACGCCCCGCCCCGCAAGGGCGCCGACAACAGGGCGTTCAGATTAGCGAGGATAGTAAAGCAGAACGCGGCGTTCGTAGTTTACGAGGTGCACTGAGTACCCGCTCAAACGCCGCGGGGGCTAAGAAAGACAATATATGCTGGCGGTTCATTTGAAAATCGATGAGGTATCTTTGAAAGAGGCACAGTACGTCCTGCGTGCGATACCCGGCGGGTACGACCGTGTGATCAAGAGGGCCACCGGCCGGGCCATCGACCAGGCGTATACGAAATATAAAAGGGCGATAAGCCGGGCCACCACGCTCAAGCCCACCGTCGCGGCTAAGGCGATGACGAAAAAGAAATACAAAGACGGCGGGGCCCTGCTGGCAGACCCGGTACGGGCGCCCCTGGGCATGTTCGAGGCGAAGCAGATAAAGCTGTCCAAAACGGTGAAACGGAAAATACGAAGGGGGGTGGCCTCGAGGCTCGGCGGAGGGCTGGGGGTCAGGTACCGGATAGGGCGGATCCAAAAGATGATCGAGAGCGGCTTCATCGCGAAAATGGTCGGCAAAAAGGGCGGGGCCGGCGGCGACCTGCATGCGACGAGCGCCCAGCGCCGGGCCGAATGGGAGGCCGAGGGGCTGACTCCGGCGCAGGTGAGGAAGAAATCGCACCGCGGGATTTACAAGCGGACCGGAACAAAAAGGCTGCCGATTGGTGAGAAGTTCGGACCGTCCGTGTGGCAGGTCATAGTAAACACCCCCGGAATGAGTGAAAAGATACCGAAGGAGGTCAGTGTCGATTTCAATAAGCTGGTAAACGACCAGATGGGGGTGGAGTTTAAGCGCTGGGCTAATAAATAATTTGAAATTTCAAATTTGAGATTAAAGAATGGCTGAAACGATTCACGAACAGATCGCACAATGGATAACGGACGCAATAGACGGCAAGGCCGACCCGGCGGCCACGATGACGCTGAGGGCGGTAAGGCCGAAGATACTGGACTGGAGCGTCGAGGACTTCGTGCACGGTGACGTTATCATCGAGGCCGCGGACATAAAGACGCAGAGCAAAACGAGCCAGTCGAGGACGGAATTAGGGACGTGGGGTCTTTACGGCATTATACGACAGCTTCCCGCCGATACGGCGGCCGATACGGTCATGTCCCGGATGATCGAGACGATACGCAGGCTGCTTATGGCGGGCAATGTTGCGAGCCGGGCCTGCGGAGGCCTGGCCTATAACATCGAATGTTCGGAGGGGTCGTTCGACGTTATGACCGGCGGCGTTGTGGCCTTCGTTACGGCGGGCGTGCTTTATCCGACCGGACTGTATGACGGATACAGCTAATAATTTTATAAATAGAAATTTAAGATTTGAAATTTATTAAGGAGATAAACAAATGACGACACAAGGTTTTTCAGCCATCGGAACGGTGATCACATTCAACGGCAATATCATCGGCGAGTGCGAGAGTTTCGACGGCGGCGGCGTCTCTGTCAATATTCACGAGATACTGACGACGGACAGCACCGACAATTACGCCGATGTGATCGGCGGCGCCCTCAATTCCGGCGAGGGCACGTTCACGTTCGTGTTCCAGCCGGCAAATAACGGCAATTACGACCTGCTGAAGCAGGATGCCGAGGCCCGGACGAAAGGGACGCTGCTTGTCACTTTCCCGAATACGGCCAATTTCAGCGGCGATGCGATAATATCGAACCTGAAGTTTCCGGATTTCTCCGAAGCGGATGCTATACCGAAATTTACTGCGACGTTCAAGCGCGCCAAGAAACATACGTTCACGCCGTCTTAATCAACCGGCGTGCGATGAATGATTGAAGCGTTTGTCGGGATAAAAAACTCATGAGATATATGAGACGGTTACATGACAAGCAAAAAAATAAGCATATAAGGAGAGCATTAATGCTTAAGGCCAAAGAGATTAAAGAAGCGTTCATGAAAGAATCGCTCAAAAAGGAAAAGCATCCCCTGCCCTGGGCCCCGGAAATCGGAGTCATGGTGTATGAGCTGACCAGCTACCAGTTAGAGACCTGGCGGGAATTCTGCCGCAGCGACGATGATAACATGCGCCGGCTGAATGCGGCAAAGCTGCTGCAGTATTCACTGCACGACGAAGACGGCAGCCCCGTATTCGGCGAAAAGGAGATAGCCATAATCGGCGGCAGGCCGGCCAGGATGATCGAGCCCCTTGTCAAAATAATACTGCGATTGAGCGGCTACGGCGCTGAGGCGGATATGGCCATACTAAAAAACTTGGGGAAGATCCTTGGCGCCTTTGGCTTGTCCGATTTGCTCGCGAGCAAGGATGCAGCGTCCCCGAGCTCCACCGACGATACACCGCCTACGACCTCAGAGAGCAGTATATAGCTGAGAAGTTCTGGCCGAGCGGCATCGCCGCCGAGGGTATGAAGGCAGAGCTGACCGGCCTGATAATAGCGCAGAGGATAAGCTTCAGCGATAAAACGCAGAAGAGGATCGAACAGATATGGAAGGCACTGGACGGAACCTTAGAGATACCGAAAAAAACGAAGGCAAAAAATAATATGCAGACAGCAATCGAAACATTTTTCAGATAGTGGCTTTAGCCACATAAATTTATGTATCTATATTTTAAGTGCCTGAAGGCACAAGGAGAACTATTATGACCATTGGAACAGGCAGGCGAATAACGAAAATATGCAAAAGGCAATCGAAACATTTTTCACTGCCTCATAGGCAGGTGAAAATAAATACGAATGATTCGAATCATTTGAAAAGAAAAATGAGCACGAAGCACAATTTTAAGTGCCTGAAGGCACAAGGAGAACGATTATGACCATTGGAAAAACGAGAATTACGGGCAAGGCCGGGCCGATGATGGACCTGGCGATGTATTTAGCGACGGACCTGTCGGAGCTGGCGGGCCCCTTGAAGGTCGAAGCGCCGAGATGGCTATACGGCACCGGGGCCGGGGCGGTGAACGTCATTTACGCAGATAAGGTGACATTAGCCGACGGGGCCAATACCACGCTGGACCTTTACGCATCGGGGGCGGAGGGGCTTCTGGACATATTCATGCGGGCCCTGACGATGACGGCGCTGAAGTTTCTGTACCTGAAGAACAACTCTGCGGACGCGACACTGCTGGCCTTCGGCGGGGCGGTATTGGATATCCCGATTATGGGGACCACATCCGATATCGAAAAAATCAAGCCGGGCGGCTGGTACTGCTGGGCTGACCCGTCGGCGGCGGGCCTTCTCATTACGACCAATAAGAACCTGTACCTCGAGCACGACGGCACGGGGTCATTGGCCATGATAGTTGACGTCATCGCGATGGGACTGGATTAAAAGAGATTGAATATCGTCGATTGTCGATTGAATATTGTAGTTTGAAGCCGCCTTCGGCGGCACTTCCTTAAATAGTAAATCGTAAATAGTAAATTTAAGATGGCTGATACTACTCGAAGAGTCGTGCTGGAGCTGCTGGCCCGTAACAGGGCCAAAGGCGAAATGGCGGCGTTCGGTCGCGGCATGGACAGCATCTACCGGAACGCCAGGCGAATGGCCGTGGGCCTTTTGGCGGCGGCGGGAATCGGCGGGATCGGGTACGTAATAAAGCAGCAGATGGCGGCCATCGATTCGACGGCGAAGCTGTCCGACCGGCTCGGCATAACGACCGAGGCCCTGGTCGGCCTTCAGCACGGCGCGAAGATTTCCGGAGTCGAGCAGGAAACTCTCAATAAGTCACTCGAGATATTCTCCCGCAGGCTCGGCGAAGTTACAATGGGCACAGGTGAGGCCAAGCGAGCGCTGGAAGAGATGGGCCTGTCGGCGGATGATATTATCGGCCTCAATATGGACGAGGCCATTTCGGTAATAGCCGATAAAATAAATAAGCTCCAGACGCAGTCTCAAAAAGCAGCGGTGGCCAACTATCTTTTCGGACGGTCGGGCCAGCAGCTTCTTAACATGTTCAGCCAGGGATCCAAAGGCATAGAGGCCATGCGTGAAGAGGTTGACAGGCTGGGGCTTTCCTTTTCGCGACTGGATGCCGCACAGGTAGAGGCGGCGAACGATGCGATGACCAGGAGCAGAGCGGTCCTTGCCGGGCTTTTCAGGCAGGTGACTATCGAGCTGGCGCCTTATATAGAGACGCTTGCAAACAAGTTCACCGAATTAGCTACAAGCGGAGAGGGCGTGGGGGCAAACGTAGTCAACATATTCGAGAACATGAGCCTGGCGGCGATCCGGTTCGGGGGAGTGATTCAGGGGACCTTTGCGAAGTATAAGGCCTTCCAGGCAGGGTCCCTCGAGGGCCTTGCGAAAATTCTCGAAATTTCAGCAAAGATTGAAAAATATACCTCCCTCGGCCAGGCACACAAACTGGGTCGAATAATTTCAGGAGCTGAAAGTCCTGCTGATATTGCAGCAAGATATAGAGATGTTGCAGCCGAACTTATGGCCGAGGCGGGTCGAGAGGCGCAGGCTACTTATGGCCAGGAAAATGCGGTCATGCGATTTTACGATGACTTGAGAAAAAAAGCCGAGGCCAGAAGACAGGCGCTCAAGGCCTCGGCGGCGGGAAGAAATGTCATCAGTTTTGGGGTTGAGCCTCTGGATGAAAAGGCGATGCAGGAGCATTACGACACGATGCTCAAGATGGGCGGAGCGTACCGGGAGATGCAGGAACGGATGGCCGCTCAGGTATGGCAGACGGAGGTCGATGCCATAGCGATGAGGATGGCGGAGGAAAAACAGGCCCGTGAAAAATCGGCCCAGGATGAAAAGGACATGCTCTCGGCCCGGGCGGACGCGTACCGTGACATTTACGGGCAGATGGGAAAGATGACGAAGAGCGCATACGATGCGCAGAGGCAGATACTCGCCAATATGTACGAGGACTATAAGAAGCTGAAGATTCCCGAAGAGGACCTGAACGTATGGATGAAGGAAAAGCAGCGGACATTGAGCATCGAGTACATGAAGACATCCGGGGGCATGGCCGAGGGCTTCGCCGCCGCGGGCATGACCATAAGGCACGAGATAGATAGCTGGGGCGATAAGGCGTACAGGTTCAGTATGTCATTTAGAGAATCGATAGCGAGCGGACTTGAGAACTCGATGCGGGACTTCGATAACTGGAAGGACCACCTTCTTAACGTGTTCGAGGAGGTTTACTGGTCGGCGGTGCGGATAGCGTTTATCGAGCCGATGGCGAAGGGGCTGGCGGCGGGTATGACTTTGGGTATGAGTGCGGGCATAAATGCATTGTTAGGCGGCGGCGGAGCTGCTGCTACTCCATCAGCTTTTTCATCTCCTCACGGCGGTTCGGCATTTCCAAGCGCACAACATGGTGGTGAAGTTCTGAGGTCAGGGCTGGCCGTCATACATAAGGGGGAGACATATTCGGGCGTAGGTAACGGCGGCGGGGTGACAAGTTTCGATGTCCACATACATAACGAAGGGCAGGAGAAATTAGAAATCAGTCGTGTAGAGAGTTATATCGTTTCAGACCAAAGAATCATAGATATCACAACAAGAGCGATGCAGACGGACGTTAAATACCGAAGGAGCGTCGCACAGGCGGCAAGATAAAAAATGAATACGTTTCCGGACATAGAGCGGAAGCCGGACTCCGAGGGCTTCGTGCATGAGCCATCAGGCGGGGCGGTGCTGATCGGCGAGACGGCATCCGGATACCCGGTATTGAACACGCTGGTCACCTTCGAGCCGGGAAGGATAGCATTCGAATTGCGGTTGGTCATCGATCCGGACATGCAGACCGTGATGCAGTTTTACGAGGACAATAAGGGCGTGCCGTTTTACTTTTACGATGACCAGAGCAAAACGACTTACGAGGTGTGCTTTACCGCAAAGCCGGGGTGCCGGCTGGACGGGACCCCCGGCCAGTGGCGGATATCGATAGAGCTCAAACAGACTTCGGCAGAAACTACTTAACCTTAAAGGAGAAATAAAATGAGCGGCAGTGCAACGAATTACGGCGGGTCAATCATATTAGATTGGTTATTTTCCAGTAATAAATATCTCAGCCTCAGCGAAGCAGACCTGACCGAAGATGCTTCAGGAAACGATGAGCCGGATGCGACAGGTTCTTATGCAAGGGCTTTGATAGAACCTGCGGATATGGATGATGCGGCAGTGGCAGACCCTGCGACGATCACTAATGTCGCTGCCATTGAATTTGCCGAATCAACAGCAGCATGGTCTTCAGGAGCAGGTGCTCTAACTCACTGGGGCATCTGGGACGCTCTTAGCGGGGGCAACTGCGAACTACACGGCGACTTGACCGTATCAAGGGTGGTCGATGCCGCCGGTATTACACTGAAGATTCCCGTTGGCGACCTGGATATATCCGCCGACTAAATTAATTAAATAAGGCCGTATCATGTCCGATGCCTACACGAAACTGTTACTGCATTTCGACGGTGCGGATGAATCCACAGATTTTATAGATTCATCCGCCTCCGCACATGCCGACACCCCGGTCGGTAATGCCCAGATTGATACTGCTTATTATGTATTCGGGACCGGAGCAGGATTATTCGACGGCACGGGCGATTGCGTAACCTTCGCAGACCATGCAGATTGGGACAGGGGTGCAGGAAATTACACTATCGATTGCAAAGTCCGTCTCCACGCTAACGGCAAAATGCAATGGATAGTCAGTAAGAATAGTGCCACGACTTATTACCAAATCGGATTCTTTGTCAATTCAAGCAACTACCTATGTGGACGATGTAATAAGTCTGAAGGCCCAACGATATTCAATTCAGTTGCAAGCAATCAAGCCTTGTCCGTCGATACCTGGTATCATGTTGCATTAGTCATTAACCGCACGACAAATAAGATGCAGTTATTTGTAAATGGCATTGAATGCACCTACTCAACTCAAGACACTATTGATGGAACTGCTTACACTAATACCGCTGCTTTAATAGTTGGAGCACAATATGCTGATGGTTCATCGTATCCTTTTGACGGCTGGATAGATGAATTACGAATTTCAAAAGGTATTGCAAGATGGACAAGCAACTTTACGCCCCCAACATCAGAATATAGTTATTGGTCATTAGAAGCAGGTGCGGACATAATTATTTCAACCGCCGCCGCCGTTAAGAAAGAAGCAACACTCGGAGTGTCCGCGGATATTGCAGTTACTGCAGAGGCAAAAGCATCCTCGGAACAGACTTTATCCATGAGTGCCTCTGCTGCTATCGGTACCGCCGCCAATGCGATTTTGGGGTTGGTGTACTTGACCGGCGGTTCGGCGAATATTTTAATTTCTACAAGTGCCGAAATATATAAAACTTACGCCAATATCCCGCCGTTTATGGAGAGTGACCTAATCGATCCTTACAGCGGCGGGGCATGGCTGTGGCTGTGCGAGATAGCGGTGCCCGGATACGCAACCGAAAGGCTGGCCCGCAATACCGAGGATGTCCCTTTCGCAGGCCTGGACTACGAGAAATTCAATCTCCAGATAGGCGAGCAGATGTTTTCGGGTGATGGGAGCATTCCGAGAGTGACCTTGCGGGTCTTCCAGGACGTGAACCGTAAAATCGAGGACCTGGTCAACGAGACCGAAGGCGCGCTCGGGGCACAAATTAAGCTTATACGCGTCAACGAGAAGTTTCTCGATATTCCCGTTTCCGCGCTCGAAGCCGACTACGATAATTTAGCATCCGAGAGCGACACCGAATGGGTGACGTTCACATTAGGCATTCCCAACCCGCTGACTCAGCGGATACCGCTGCGGATATACTCATCCAGCTCATGCCCCTGGGCGACTCCCACGCTCTTCAAGGGGCCGGAATGCCAGTATGCAGGGGAGGATCCTATCTGCGGCGGCGGTTACGAGGAATGCTACCAGAAGGGCAACGCCGTTCACTGGGGCGGCGAGCTGGGGCTCGACCCCAACGTGATATGAAAAATATAGAGGACATGATAAACAGGCCGTACGGAGCAAACCTGCAGGGTCAGAGCAGGCGCTACGTCTGCTGGCACTTCTGCCGCGAGATTTACGCGCTTCTCGGCCTGCCGCTTAAAAACTTTCATCTTACACAACAGCTCGACAGAATCGAAGAGCCGGCGGTCCCGTGCATAGTGCTCTTTCGCGCGGTAACGAACTGGCACAGCGGGGTGGTATGGCCGGACGGCCTTCACTTTATCCACGCATGCCCGCTGAATATATTCGAGCCGGACCCGAAGGAATATTTCATACGAAAGGACCGCCTCACAATCTGGCCTTTCAAACCGTTAATCGAGGGCTATTACCTACATGCAGTCGATACTCGTTAATGTCATCCATCATCCGGTGGAGCGCCGCAACGTTACGGTCATCGAGGTGCCGTTTCACAGGCAAACCATCGGCCGGTTAAAGGAGCAGGTTGTTCCGCACCAGGACGTTCTGGCCGGTATTAACGGCAGGCAGGTCGATGACAGCGCACGCGTATCGGCAGGCGATAAAGTCGTTTTCATTTCCGCAGCCGCCGATCCGGCGACTTTCACATTTATGGGAATAGAGGGCTTGGGCTGGTGGGCAATCGGTGCATACGTAGCGGTGTCCATAGGGCTGTCTTATCTCGGCGGGGTACTGTTCGGGCCGGACATGAAGCAGCCGGACGATATGCCGGCGGGCCAGAGCTTCGGCTGGAAACCGCGTACGACAAGGGCGCAGGGCGGCCCCCACCCCATGTGCTGGGGTAAAAATATGCACCATGGCAATATCGTTGCCAGGTGGACGGACGTGGACGTAAGCGGCAACGAAATTCTATATATGATTCTGGATTACAGCCGCGGCCCGGTCAAGGGCATAACCGGAACCGTTTATTTTAACGACCAGCCTTCGACAAGCTTTCCGGGAGTGACGATACAGGAGCGGACGGGCACGATGAACCAGACTGCAATGACCGGCTTCGAGAAGAACAAGCTCGAATACACGCCGGAGGGATGGCAAATCACTCATGACGGCGGACCGCGGACATGGACAAGCCCGAACAATTTCTTCGACGATCTGGAATATACTTTCGAGTGCTCGCGAGGCCTCTGGTACCGGCACAAGAGCGGCGGGCTCGGTGCAATGACTATCAGCATGAAAGTCGAGATATCGGAACGGGACGAAGACGACTGGACCACTATTTTCGAAGACAGCATATCGGGCCTTCAGTTCGAGCCGCTCTACAAGGCGTATAAGGTCAGCGAGCAGGGCTTCAACTGCGTTCACGGAAAGCAGTACGAGCTCAAATTTACAAGGGTGTCCGCCGATAATACCAGTGAGCGCATCAGCGATGAAATCTGGCTGCGGAGCGTCCGCGAGGTCGTTGACGTGGCGTTCACCAGGCCGGGCAAGGCCCTGCTGGGAATAACGGCGCCGGCCACATCGAGCCTGTCCGGAAATATCGACGTCAAGTTCGAGGCCGAAGACAGGCTTGTCAATATTTTTAACGGAACCTCCTGGTCGATCGGATTCAGCCGCAACAGGGCCTGGGTCGATCTTGACGCGCTTACCCAGCCGGCCATCAGCGGGGACGGCAACGGCGGAGGGCCTTTTACAATAGAACGGTACGAAGGAATCGATCCTTCCAGGGTTGACCTTGCATTTTTCTACGAATGGGCTTCGTGGTGTGCCGACCAGGTCACCGACGGCAGCGGCGGCACGGAAGACAGGATGACCTGCGACCACATCGTCGATTATGCGACCAACGTATGGGAGCTGATATACAGCATCGCCCAGATAGGAAGGATGTATCCGTACTGGCAGGGCAGCATCCTTACGGGCTGGGTCGATAAGGCGGAAAACGAAACTTTCGACCTGGTCACCTTCGACAACGTGATGGTTCGCAGCTGGAAAAACTCATGGGCCGGTTACGGCGAAAAGGCGGGCGGCATAGAAGTTTTTTATCAGGATGCCCTGCACGGCTACGAACGCAAGAGCAGGCCGATACCGAACGAAGAAAGCGGCGATTATACCCGTATCGTTGCCGTCGAGGGCATCGGCGTCAAGTCGCATACCCTGGCAACCAGGGTGGGCAATCATGCTTTGCAGCGGAACAAGCTGATAAAGAACATCAACTCGGTGCGGATGCATAAAGACGCGCTGAGGTACCGGCTGGGCAAGGTAGTTCGTCTGCAGAGCAACGTGCCCAACTGGGGGGCAACCTATAGGGTCATCAAAAGCGAAGCGGCCAATACGGTCGAACTGGACCGGGCATGCACGGCATCGCCGGGCGACATCATCTATATACGCAGCTTCGACGAAGTGAACCAGAAAGTGGCCGTTGATTCCTATACCGTCGATTCCGTCGCGGGCAAGGTGGTGACCATCGCCGAGACCTGGGACGTTACGCCGGTCAAAAATAACATTTTCGCAGTCGGCGCCGCCGGTGCAATCAAGACGCGGCGTATTATCAATATGCGTCATACGGCGGACAATTACTTCGACGTCGAATTTGAGACTTACGACGCGGACCTTCATGACAGCGATTCCATCGACCCGCAGGTCACGGACGCCGACTATGCGTGCCCGCAGCCGCCGGCGGCCCCGGAAAGGCCGTTGACGAGATGGGACGTTCTGGACCTGATTAGTAAAGTAGTCACGCCGCAAATCGACGTGGATTCGCCGGCAACCTCGAACTGTACCTGGACGGGCGACGACGTGGATACTGTTTCGTGGTCGAAGACCGACGCGGCCGAGCCGATTATATTCAGATATAAAGGGACCTCTTACGAGATAACACCCGATTCGACCACCGATGAGTTCATTTACTGGGACCCGGATTTTACGACGCTTTTCAAGACAACCAACGATGCGGCGGTGGCCGTTACGCTCGGGAAATGGTATATGTGCCGGAACGTAGCCGGTGTAGCGTACCCAACCGTGCCTTTCCCATCCGTTCACGCGGGTGTCTTACAGGCCGCAACGATAACGGCTGCTTATGGGCAGATAGCGGATGCAGCAATCGAGACCGCAAAGATAAAAGATTTGGCAGTAGAGACGTTAAAAATCAAAGATGAAGCAGTTACCGTTCCGGCCTCTGTTTACACCGCAGGTGCCGTCAACCCGCAAACTTTATCCTTTACAACTTCTGGTAAATCTCTCTTTATCCATGCATCTTTCAGATTTACTATCCATTGGACTTCTTCCAGTGATACTGAACTTAAGTGGTATAAAGTACAGATAAAAAGAGATACTACTGTGATTTTTGATTCAGGGAATTACTGTAAGTGGGGCTGGGCAAGTTTAGATTTGGTGGACCAGATTGCTTTCGGATTCACAGATGATGTAGCAGCAGGCACATATACTTATAGTATTCTGCTTGTGGGTTTAACAGGTGATGCTGATTATGGTGCTTCAAATTTTTCACTGTTTATAATTGAGACAAAGAAATGAAAGATTTTGTGGTTTATGCAGATGGAAAAGTTTTACGCTCGGGCAGTTGCCAGAATGACACTTTCTATTTACAAGCGGGTGATGGAGAATTTGTAATAGAGGGCAAGGCCGATGATATTACTCAGAAGATTATCAACGGTAAAGTAGTTGATAAAACACATGAGGAAATTGAAGCGGAAAAACCACCAAGAATTCCAAAAGAGAAACAACCTGCAATGATTACCAATGAGCAGTGGCAGGACGTTCTGGACAGGCTTAAAAAATTGGAAACCGAAACATGATATGTTCTTAGCTTAAAATCTATTCGCCTGCAAGAGGATAATAAGTTATATCAAAGAGATTGTTTTCATGTGTTCTAATTTCCATAGACAATTTCTTTTTATCAAATAATTGATAACCACTTGAACGCATACACTCACGGTACAATTCGCGGTGCGTTGCGTCTGTAAATTGAGGAAGAAAAGAATGTCGAGCGCCCATATGCTCATCAGCAAAATCGAAACATTGTTTTGAATCCTGCAAACAATCTTCAAGAGTTTTGCCTGGTTGATACCAATAGATAGAAACACAACTAGCACATGTGATTACAACCAGCATCAAACAGATTGTCAACATTACTTTTTTCATTTCTCAATCCTCGCTTTCTGTGTTCTTGTCGGGATATTTTTGCGACCTCAGTTCCGTTAATTCATCTGATTTTCAAAAGCGATAACTGAAACGAAATATTATTGCCTGGGCATCTTCGATGAATTGAGCCTCAAAACCAAAGTTAGTATTCTCTGTCAGATTAACAGAAAAACCAACAAACGCACCAAAGCCTAAATCCTTTTCGAAATCGTAAGAAATATTTCCCGCACTGACATCATTGACATCCATATCACCGTTTAGATAGTGAATAAACGGCCCACCGTATAGGCACCAGTTGTCTTTTTTGTAAGTAGGCCCGACTGCGAATTGTATTTCGTGATATGAAATATCTATTTCACTAACAGATGGCGGCAGGAGAACCACCTCATCGTAAAAAGAGGACCAATACATTTGGAATGAGGCCCCCCAGTCGATGTCGCCTTGCCTCGCAAAAGTTTTCTTTATGCCGATTCCACCGAATGCGTTGGCGTTATTTAAACCATCGGCATCCATATCAGCAACGCCCAAACCAAGAGACAATTGCCAATCATCCCCGAGACCGATGTCGAGTTGCGGCAAGTAACCATTGACCTTGGTATTCAAATGATCACTCAATCCGTAAAAGCTCGCTTCAATATCCATTTCGGAATGTAAATAACTGAAGCTCAGTTCGTATTTGCCTTCCTCAAGGGCCGCCGTGGGAAAACCTATTGGTGTCAGTCCAAAAGCATTTTGAGTCAAAAATAAAAGACAAATTGATGTGATAATGATTTTTCTCATTTTTTCTCTCCTAAATTTCTCACTATTAATATATTTTTCAGGGCTTAAAATCCCCTGCTTTACCGGCTTATGGAATCATAGTCCGAATCCTCTATATTTTACACTGGACAAAAATATAAGTCAAGGATAAAAATACAACAGCCGACTTCGTGAAAAAGTGAACCGCGGATGGGAAAACACGAAGGCGACATGGACTCCTATAAAAATGGAGGTCAGAATATGTCGCAAGAACAAACCGTAATTATTGACTTTAATAAAGAGCGAGATAAAATAATTAAGCAGACTTCCCTTTGCTGGCTTTTAGATTCAATTTCTTCAAGTGTTCAAGGACCACCTTTCGGTCGGCATCGTCCTGCGACTTTAAGACATATTGGGCGTCTTTCGGCAAGGCGGCAAATACTTCAATAGCAGCTTCCAGTATCTTGTATTTAGGAGGACCGAGAGTTTCGCAGAGTTTTTCAAAAAGCTCCGCAACATCCTCATTAACCTTAAAACCAAGCGCCACCATAGCCATAAATCCACCTCTAACTAAATATTCATCTTGATATCTAACTCCTTATAAATATAGATTTATCAAGACTTTACGAACATTTCAATCTAAATATATATAAATTTATCTAAAATATGTTAATCCGTTCTTTTTTTTCTTTCTTTTTCTAAATATATATAATATAATATCCGATAGTTAAGAACATGAGTGATTTGGAGCATTTAAGCATGGATGCAAAAGAAACAAGAGAAGTGAAAACAATAAACTCAATAACATTCAATAAGGATTGCCCAGTGGACAGGGACGTGATTAGTAAGATTAACCAGTATTGCGATCTGGAAGAGAACGCTGGCTTGCCGTCAACTTCTGCGATAAGAAATTTTCTTTTGCGCAAACTCAGCGAGGTTTTGAATACAAAGGACGTAACACAACAGAAACAGGCCGGCTAAACGAGGCAATATTATGGTGCGGGGAAAAAATATCGTGAAAACCAATCTCTTCAACAATTTAATTCATCCGGACGATGTTATTTATAATGCCCTGTTAGACGGCGGCCGGGACGAGGAAATAGGTATGAAATGCGCCGTTATGGGGGCTGTTTATGATTCACTAAGACCTGAAAATGACAGGAATTTTTATAAAGACGACCCGGAATTCATGAACAAACTCTTGTCAATCATCCAATCAGCGTGGAAGGCCCGGCCGGAAAAAGTCAAACAGACCATCAAGCAATGGATTGTTGAGGTCGGGGATTATTTGCAGGTGAAAGAATGAACACAAACAAATATTCAGATAAGCAGAGCGAGGCTTTGCAATATGGTGTCGAAATTTTCAAAGCCCTCGAATTGCCCTGGGGAACCGAAGGATTAACATTCAGGAGAGAGGTCAATGCCTTTGAGCATGAATATCTTGCGGCAAAGACTGAGCTAAGCGACTTACCGGAATCCGTATTTAACGAATTATTAACAAAAGGCATCGAATTGGCGGCGAAGCTCGCAACTCTGGAGCGAATCCACAATAAGGGTGCTTGCTGGTGTTACTGCTTCAGACGTTTTTGTGCGGGAAAAATGAATAAACGTTCAGGAAGAAATTGGTCAGGATGGCTTTTGCGGCTCCGGCGGCTATTAAAACCACCGGCAGCTCCGGCTAACCATCCAAGTGGTCAGACTCGGGTTACTATATTGACAGAGGGCAAGGTTAAGAAAGGTGGAGTAAAACCAAAGCCGTCAAGCCCTAAGCCAAGTGTAAAACCATCAGGGCAGAAGCCACGCGGCCGGTCGCTAATGTCTAACAAAGACTCTTCATTTAATGCCGGATTCTTTTTTCTCGCATCTTGTATTTTCTTGTTCAAATACGGTCGCATCCTATGTGCAAAAGGCGCACTTTCATTATAAACTACAAATAATATTTAACAAGAGAAAAATCGGGGAAATTATGGTGCGGGAAAATCGGAATCATAATCAGTTTTGCGGCTCACCGGAGATAAGGCATTCCCCGCCCTCCGCACCTGCTCCGGTGAGTTTTTATTTTAGAGGCAAAATGACGGAAACAGAAAATGAATTATATTCGAAAGTCAAGCTGCTGGTATGGCTGATCAATATTATTGTTCTTATCAGCATTTTGGCAACTATGCGAAAACATGGAATGTGAAAAAATGACTTACAGGGATGTGCCTGAAAAATACCGGGTTTTATACGAAAAGGCTAAAAGCGGGCAAAGCCGTTCCGCGGGCATAAAGGCATTTTGTCTCGAATGCTGCAACTGGGATTTTAACGAGGTTGCCAATTGCTCGGATTCGGGTTGCCCGCTTTTCTCATATCGCCCATACAAGGTCGAAACCCCCCCACTCAGGGGGGGGGTTTTGGACTCAGAATCGATTTTAAGCCTGCCGGGGGCATATTTGGACTCAGAATCAATTTTGAGCCTTCCAGCGGCTTCCAGCGGCATAATACGGGCAACAAGATTCTTATAGCGTAACTGCCGAATTTCTATTGAAAAGTTCATAGGGTGGCTTGAATTAGTCGAGGACATCGGTAGCATTCGCGATATCTGCCGTTAGGATATGTGCATAATGCTTTTCGATCACCCGGACGCTATTGCCCATTAGCTTTGCAATCTTAGACGCAGCAACGCCCTTGAGCAATAATTGGGTGCCGAAATAATGCCTTAAAGCGTTTGGTCCGAAACTTGGGATTTCCGCTTTTTTGGCAAGAGCTGAAAATTGCAAATGCAGAGCTTTTCTTGATGCCGGCTGCAGGTCGGGCAGGACGGCTCTGGCCGACTTATTCAGCGGGACTGTTCGCCTTCTCCGTCCCTTTCCTGTGACTGTAATGGATCTCGCCTGCGGGCTGAGACATTCGGCAGTAAGGGACGAGAATTCAGAGGCGCGCAATCCGGTATGGGCTATAAAGATTATCCTATGCTTTGCTAAGGGCGGGGCAATATCCAAAATCTTATGATATTCTTCATTAGTCAGGAATCGGTTATCCGGCGGATCTTCCTTGAGCAGCCTTACCTTCGAGGCCGGATTAGCGATACCAAACCTATCCGAGTAGAATCGACAGAACGCTTTAATTACAGTCAAATGAGCATTAAGCGTTCGGTTCTTAACTCCAAAATCTCTTCTTTGGTACAGATATTCCTGAATATGAGCAGATTCGACTTGGTGGATTCGTATAATGGACTTCGGTATGTTCTGCGCAAACAGGTTGATTACCATCAAATAATGCTGCTGCGTCCGGGGCGTGTGACGCTTGATATGTTTCTTGAATAGTTCCAAAGCTGATGATATGGCTTCACCAGGCACTACCTGTCCGGAGCGAACAAGGCGTTCCTGATTTTCAATATCTGCATAGAAACCGACGGCCTGAGATTTTTCAATAAAAACTCTCGAACCTTCGAAAATATAATCTGATTTTCTTGCTTTTGCCCGCCAGCGTATCTGCCAGCGTTTTCGGTTTTTAAGAAATCGCAAAGAAGCCATATTTTGGAACAATCCTGTAAAAACTTTGGCACATTTTTGGAACGCTTCACATTAGCTCCAGACTTTCCACGCCATAGGTCCTTGCAAGTTCTTTACTTATCACCGTTTATAACAAAAGCGGGTGATGGGAATCGGACCCACATGACCAGCTTGGAAGTCTTGTCAATTCCAAAAATAACGCATTTTTAACGGCTGTAAGCACGATATAACAGCATAAATATACCCCAGTCAACAGGTATTTTGGAACAATTTTGGAACAAAGCCAACAATCGACCGGTTTAACGGCTGAAACCCCCCTCTACAAAAAGCCGGTCGAAAGCTACTGGGCGGGAACACATTACATCTCTGTTCCTCATGCTGTTCCCGCCTTTTTTCAAGCCATATTTTTGCTTTTTCATCACCCTCCTCCGAAACGTTCAGGGGCCGGATGATTACCCGGCCCCGGCGTTTTATTATTCGAACCCAATAGAGAGGGACCAGGAGTACCAGGAAAGGGCATGGTAGCCGTTGCTGTACCGGCAGGCGTGACGGCTCGGAGAGACGAGCATTTTTGAAATTCGCAGGAGCCGGTAGTTGTGCGGGTGGGCAGGCCGAACAAATCCTATTGCCGAGGCATTAAAAGATAGTCCTTTGCAATTTGCATTAGGAGTAGATGTAAAAGAAGTTGTTGAGTTTATATTAAAAGAGCTTGATTAAAGGACGGCAGGGCGCCGGGCTGGCCGGTTCCTCCGCTCGTATTGGCTGACAGCAGACGTGGAGCATAGTAAGCAATAAAAACAGGAGAAATGAGATGCAAAATCCAGACGGAAGTATGACAGCAATAACAATGAAAAAATTCACGGAACTTACCCAAAACGGAGGCAGGAACGCTTGCAGGGTTGGCGATGTGTTCAAAGTTCGCCGTTGCTATTTTGAGCTTGAAACAATTAGCGATTATGGTATCTCCGCCAAAGGCATTAGCAAGCGAGAATACTTATCAAAGAAAAAAGGATAAAGATTATAGAGTACGGGAAACTGGGCGGCAGCACCTTTTAACAGTTTCTTTTTATATGTTCGGTAGTTGTGCGGGTGGGCAGGCCGACGGTGGGCGAGTTGATCGCCGGGCGGCTAACTACCGGGGTTATTTGCGGCGGCTTAACGTCATGGAAGTCATATTTAAGTTGTATCGCATGGAGGCTTCGGGTGAACGGCCCGGCCGCCGCTTATTTTTATGAAAGGAGTCAATTGTGGCAAAAACAAAGTATCCGAAAATCGCAACCAAAGCAAAGGTCAAATCAATCAGCACAGTATTTGAGGGCGTTAAAGTCAAATTCGACAATCTATTATTCTCAGACGATCAATATGAACAAGTACATCAATGGCTGGTCGATGGGGATCAATTGATGATTACAATCGAGCAGATTCAGGCAAAGATGGATAAAAGCACCGGGAATACCGACGAGATACCGTTCGAGGAGGACAATAAACTTTAAGAATTTCAACTTCAAAAAACCAAACTCACTTTTTATCGAAAGGAAGAAAAATGAAACGGATTTTATTGATTGTAATTGTAGCTGTCGTGCTCTCGTTTGGTGCGGCCGGTTGTCCGGAATGGTTGGTTGGTGCCGGTGCCGGTATGGCTACACAAGAAACATTGCAAAGCTGGCAGGACAACCTGGAGGCTAAACAGATTGAGCTCCAGGCTAAGTACGAAGCTGCTGAGAAGGCTATCGCCGAGGCTCCAGACCCAAACACCTTAGCACTGTCAACGGCCAAGAGAGACGCTCTAAGATCCCCTATGATCGCTAACGAAGCTGCCTTGATTACGCTGAGATCGGCTCTTAAAGCTAAGAGTGAAGAACCCGGCAGCCAGGGGAGAGCGGATGCGGTCGCAACCGGTGCTATTGGCCTGATCGCGTTAGCAATTCGAGAATGGCAGAAAAGGACACTTACTACGGATCTCAGCAAAACCAAAACGAAGTATGCGTCCATGAAACTCGGCCAGGCCAAGCTAAAATTAGCAAACCCAGAGGCCGAAAAACAGCTTTACGCACTTACAGGAGAAGCAAGAAGTACGTTAGGACTGTAATAGCCAAGAAAAAGTAGCCTGAGTACGGACATGTCCCCGCCCGCGGTGGGCAGCGGGCGGGGCCTGGATTGAATACCCGAAATTGTATATCGGACAAGAGAACCAATGACAGAC